ACCACCATAAGCACCACTACCACCAGAATTCTTTCCTGTACCTTGGGTTCCTGTCGTATAATTAGCGGTAAAACCATTAGCAGGAGACTTCACATTCAACACAATCTTATGTCCATTACCACCAACACCACCAGAAGTAGGAGTAGTTCCACCTTTACCACCTGCCATTGTAACTTGAACGGAAGTGTATGTCCAATTACTGTTAGCTAAATTTATACTACCACTTCCAGACTGAGCAGATTGACTTCCAGGATTGGTCGTATCACTTACAAGAGTATGGTTTCCATCCGATCCATCAAATCCGCTATATGTTGTATTAGTTGAACTACCTCCAGACCCTGCTTGATTTGGATTAGATGGATTAAGTTTCTTCCAAAATGAACCTGCTGTTCCATCTGTTCCATCTTGGCCATCAGTATCTACATACTCATCAATTATACTTGCTATTGTACCAGTTTTTGAAAGAGTTCCACCATCACCACCATCAGTCCTTGCAGTATTTGCTCCTCCTTTCTTTCCACCACCAGCAGTAATATCTAATTTACCAGCAATAACAAACTTACTATCTCCACCATCATTTCCTGATGCATTTCCTGGAGATCCAGTTCCACCAGCACCACAAACAGTAACTGCAAGTGTTACCCAACCAGCAGGGAATGAAACAGCAGTATTAGTTTGTGCTGTATTCTTAATAGTATATCCATTAGGATATTCAATAATTGGTATACCACCTGTTGTAACAGTTCTACCACCAATTATAGATCCTTCATCAGTTGCATTTCCTGTAAATTTCTTAAATGATGGTACAGGTATAGTAGTTACATCTATCCAAGTTCCTGCACCTGAAGCACCCGAAGCAAGATAATATCCATCTCCTACAATTGCTGCTCTAAACAAATTAAAATCACCAACACCAGTAGTAGTTAAATCAATTTGAGTTCCAGAAGATGCATTATTTGCTGATGAGCATAATTCTAGCGTATCATCAGTTAACTTATGAACATAGTAATTACTCCCTGTAGTCAATCCACCAATAGCAGTTCCTGCTGATTTAAAAGTATGAACACCAGTACCTTGTGAAGTGAAATTAATAGTAGTTCCAGCAGTTGCATTGGCAGCAGACGCAGCAAGTTTAAATGTATCCGCAGTTTTTTCACTAACATAATATGTTGTCAAATTAGTCAATCCACCAATGACACTACCATCTTGTGAAAAAGTTTGAACTGCTGAACCAGTAGAAGTTATAGAAACTACTGGAGTTCCTGCCGTTGCATTAGCAGCAGTAGTGTGAAGTGTAACTGTATTTGCATCTACAGATCTTATATAATAAGTAAATCCAACAGTTAATCCACCAATTGCAGTCTGTCCTGTTGAAACATATTTAATTGCAGTTCCAGTTGTCATATTATGAGATGTCAACTTCAACTGATCAGATGCTACAATAACAGTACTAGCACTAGATGTTAAAGTATGAGTTACAATTCCCATACCATATGTTACAGCATCTGTATTATCAAGTCCATGGCCAGTTATAGTAACAGTATTATTACTAGTAGAAATATTTGTAGCTAAAGCATCTTGAGTAAGAGTACCAACAGTATATAATACTTTATCACCTGTACTAAATCCATGACTATTAATGGTTATTACATCTGTTGATGTGTTAACACCAGATTGAGTACCTGTCTTTGATAATGCTGGTGAACTCTCACTTAAAGACTTATAAGATCCTGTACCAGAGTCACCACCTTTATAATCCCATATATCATAAGTAGCAACAGTATTATCACTTAATGGTCTCTTCAATAATGCATGTTTATGCTCTAAATGAATACCACCAATAGGGAACCAATTATATAATCTACCAGTACGATTATTATATCCAGCTAAATACCGATCACCTTCATACCCTGCATTATGTGTAAAATTAGTGTCAGCTTCTGTATGATATGTACTATGACTATGTTCTGGTGCACCTTGTATTCTTTTCTCACCTATTGTAATCTTAATGGTTTGTGTTCCACTAATAGTACATGATGTATCATCAGTTACCTTTTCATAATCAGTTGTAGTTATAGAACCAAGAGAAAAATATCCTCCCTGTGCTGTCTTATCAAATAACCACTTACCACCTGTTCTATCCTTGCCCACACCTAAAGTTACTAAACCAGCAGTGGGTGATCCTGGTCCATATACAACACCATTTCCAAGAATTTTCTTCGCTTTTAGATCAGGTACATTAAAAGTACCAAGAGATCTAGTCTCTCCAAGATAAGTAAAGACATTATCTTTGTCTATATCGTTAAGTTTTCCTTCAGCATTAAAATTATATTCTAATGTAAGGCCTGTACCAGTTCCTGCATTAGATAATGTAAATGTGGGATCACTTGAATACCTTTTTCCTAACTTAGTAGAGGATACTACAGTAACAATACCACCAACTACAGTAAGATCTGCTTCAATCGTTTCCTTATCAGTCTCACTTCCAGTTGGTGCAGTAAATGTAATGGTCATACCACTAGCAGGATAACCACTTCCACCATTTGTAATCTTCAATCCTGGTCTTGCTGTGCCACCATAAGAATTTCCAATTACTGAATATAGTGCAGGATAATCTTCAATCTTAAACAAAGATCCATCACAATATAAGTATCCAGGATACTGATACTCAGGTTTATTTTCTACCTCCGCATTACCAGATGTTACTCTAGTGATCTGACCTGTTGTACCATTATATACAGGAGCCTGAGGAACAAATGAATTATCATAAACAACATTTGTAGTACCAAGAGACTTTGCTGTAGTAATAATACTACCAACTTCTGTAGTATCAGTATCTTTATCAGAATAGAAATTTGGCCTAATATTTCTATAACTTATTGTAGGAGTATGTAATGTAGTACTATACTTGGACATATCAGATCTTTATTAAGTATTCTAAGATAATAAATGGTGATAACGCACTATCTACTGATGCTGCATTATCTACACTTAAAGTTAAAGTGGTCTTCAAAGAATCTGGATTTAACTCCAGTGCATTTGTAACCAATGCAAAATTATGAGTATCTTTTCCTGTTAATTGAACACTATGAAAATGATTAGTTCTATCAGTTTCATTAGCCAAATCCGCAGTGTCTGTCATATTATTAAACAGAACAGGGTTAAGATCATTTCCTGGTGTCTGACTATTACTATTTAATGGTACAACATCCGCTAAACTATTATTTCTCCAATCAAGGGGAACACCAGTAGCACCAGAAAGATACTTAGCTGGAACATCTTCAGCATCATCATAATCTTTATCTTCCATAAGAATACATATTCCAAATGCCTGTCCACCAGACTCACTACTACCTTTCATTCCATTCAATTTTAATGTTGTATTAATAGGAAAGTTATCCCAATCATCATTCATTAAACATTGATATTCCCAACTAGTAGCAAGTGCTGGAGTTCTATCATTCCAACATGCATTACTATAAGCAACAGGGTTTGAAATCATACCTTGACCAGAATAGTCACCCCACTGATACTGTTTTCCTATTGCCCATACGTTTGATGCTATTGCTCTACATGGTGGTTGATTATTACCAGGGAAACTAGAAGATGTACCATCAGTAGTAGTATTATCCATCCAGTCCTGAATTGGTACTGTAGAAGCATTCCACCAATTCAACAATCCTATAGCAACTGGTTCTTTTTGTGTAGTTGGTGATGTAATATCAACCTCTTGTGTTGATTTAATCCTAGTTCTTTTTAGAGATGAAAAATGCATATGTCCTGCAATTGCTGCATTATCAACTATTTCAGATTCAGTTCTTTTACCAGAAGTAGTACCATATGTCCATCCAGGTCTACCTCTTAATGGTATTGATTGAGTAGGAACAGTAAAAGTACCACTATATGTTACTTGAATACTTGTTCCCAAGGTTGATGTTGCTTCAATACCAATACCAGAACGACTAATCTCATTACCAACAGCATTTGTAACACGAATAGATTTATATTGACCAGCATCGGCTCCTGGTGTTGGTTTAGGATACTTAGATGATAAATCAGGAACAACAAACTGATCATTAGTTAATGATTGTAATGCTACACCTCCAATAGTTTTTCTAACAAATCTTCCTGTCTCACCTGCACCACAAATAGCAGCAAGTTGAGGATAATCAACAACATTGTAAATAGCACCATCACACCTCAAATACCCTGATGGTAAATGTTTTATATTATCAACATTATTAAGATCATTTTGGATCTCAACAGGCCACACTATTATTTGACCAGTCAGATTACCGTATTTTGATCTTTCTTTTGAATATAAAGTTGCCATTAGAATGCCTTTATCAGATAGACTACTACCATAGATGGTTGATCAGTATCAACAATGATATTTAGTGCATTATCAAGACTTTGTGGAGTAACAGATCCTATGCTAATATCATTCATAGGATGTGATGCTGGTGGTTTCATAGATCCACCATCCATTTCAATATCAAATGTACCATGATTATGAGATTGAAATGCTGTAGAAGCAGGATCATTATCACCATACTGACTTAAAGTAGTTGAAAATGTTCCTTCTTTAAAAGTTACAGTTCCCTGCCATGTACTAATATTTGTTGTTGCTGCACTTAATTTAAGTGTATAAATGTAATTGGAGTATGATGTTCCTGTTCTCTCTATACTAGTAATATAAGTTCCTTTAGCAATAGAAGCACCATCTACCATCTGAAGTGGATGTATCTTATCCTCTTGAGTCCAATTATTTGGTGCAATACCATGTGATGATCTAATATCTGTTCCTGCTGGAAGTGCAATTTCAGTTGTAGTAGCAGGAATACTATTAGATCCTGACCAAGTAACAGTAAAGTTATTAGCTGGGTTCTCTGGATTATCCTCCAAATTATTATATGTTGGTTTACCAAATCCAAAATAATTTCTTCTGTTACCAAAAACCATTGGTCTTGGCATCAATCCACTCCATGCTTGTAAAGCATGAGTCTTAACTGGAGTATATGCAAAACTAGTAGTAAACCCAGTAGTTCCAACATAATTTACATTCTGAGTAGTAGCCTGTGGACTATTTCTAGTTGCTGTTCCTGTATGCCAATCTGGTGCAGGGACTTGTGACCAATAATCCTTACCAGCATCAGATACATACTCATTAAACTTATCCATAACAGGAAGAGTGTCTTCATGCATTGCATCGCCATAATAAGTAAGGAAAGTACGACCTTCTCGCCAAGATGGTGCTTCCTGAATATTTGGAGAAATAGCACAAGTATGATTAACTGACTTTACAGCTCCTGAAGGACATCCATCATGACCAGTGTTACCACTTACAGTAACCTGCATAGACCTAAACATCTGAGGTCCAAAGAATTGAGCAGTAGCAGTCTGAATTGAATCACGATGTCCATGACTAGGAGTATGATTTATACCAAGTTTACGACCTAGAGTACTAATTGCTTCTTGAAAATCTGGATCAGTAATCCCAAGACTAGTGTACTTACCAGATAATTTTAAATTGGGATCAGAAAGACTAAAATCAATATCTGCATCAGCAGACCAAGCAGTCTTAATTTGTGTACTAGAACCATACAGACCTGTTCCAAGTCCTGCTATGAGATCACCAAATTTTGTTCCTGTAGCATCTATAACTGCATCAACAACAGCACCCTGACCATATTGATAAGCAGAATCTGAAAGGTATACTGGTTCAAGGTCAATCATAACCTTATTAGTTAACTTAGGAAGATAAAACTCACCAGTATAGTCAGGAAAAGATCCTGCCATATCTCCACCATATGTTTTACCTATTTCAGATGCAAGTAAAGGATAATCAACAGCCTTGAGATGTTCACCATCGCAAGTCTTCCACCCATTAGGAATATTTGCTGCTGTATTACCAGTTGACCCATCACCACCCCACGGCATAATTGCACCGATACGGGCGGTTTTCATCGTTTTTATAGAGTTATAGTATTGTGCCATATCTTTATAATTCGTTTAGCCACCAACCACGAAGGTTGTTTGGAATTGATGATGCATTAGGATCTCCTGCTGCATCTGATGGACCTACAAATACTAATCCAAAGGATGCATTTCTAGTCTGAATAATTATTTCACCACTGTCCCAAGCAGTAGTCAACTGTCCACTACCCACCTTAATCTTACTACCAGTAGTATCACCCTGAACAGCAGTGGCAAGACCACCGATCTTCTTCGCTCTAATAACTATAGTTGTATTATATGTAGAAGTTCCAGCAACTTCAATGAATCTAATCATATCACCTGTTTCAGCAGTATCAGGTAGATATAGAACCATGTTAGTTCCTGAAGGATTATTCAGGAGATAATTATTATTTGGTTGTAATGGAGATGCTTCTGTCTGACCAATACCAGTTGCTGACTGTGCAACATAAGTGTATCTACGTCCACCATTTCTTGTCCAGTATCTATTAATACCGAAAGCATCAATAGAACTATCATTGTAGATGAGGAAGTCTTTAGAACCAACATGAGGATCTGCTGTAGTTCCTGCACCAATACGAGGACCAAGGTTATCAACATGTAATGCTACTCTATTAGTATCACCAGATACCGAAGTAGCAGGTGCGACATAACCCTTGATGTAGAGGCTCTCACCCATCTCAACAGCACCCGTACTAGACTCTACCTTGAGTTTAGTATCATATGAACAAACTCCATTTGCTTCACAACTTTCTTCAGTAACTAAGATATCACCACGAATCTTAGTTTGACCATTAAAGAATATACCGTTAGTACCTGTCTTAGGGTCAATAGTAGCTGGGTCAGCAGGGTGATTATCATCATTACCAATGTTGAATAGAAGTGTCTGTCCATCAGAACCATACATTCTGAAGTTTCCACTATACAATTCAAAGTCATCATGGAGTGTTAACTTACCACCACCAAAGAACTTATCTCTAACAGTTTTACCATTAACTACAGCAGTTGGAACTGACTTAGAATACTTAGTTCCATCAGTGTATGCACTACCAGTAATACTATCTGCCCAGAACCACTCTACATTAAGAGCAGAAACTGTAGTAGTTGTTAATGTTGCAAGGTTTGTAGTAGCAGATCCTTTCTTAACTATAACAACAGAAGAAGATGTATATCCATTACCACCAGAATTAATACTAACTCCTGTTATAGCACCACCAGTACTTACAGAAGTAACATTAATTACCAAACCAGTACCACCACCAGATGCAGTTACAGTGTCTATCTTATCTCCAACCACATAACCAGTACCAGCGGTAGTGATAGTTACAGCACTAACAACACCACCAGTTGATATCTTGAAGAAATGATCTGTATCTAACTTGTCTGATATGAGATCAGAATTAAGCATCCTAACTCTAATCTTATCAACATTTGTATTTGGAGATTCTACAGCAGTTCTAGTTACTGGAATTGCATCAGCAGGAGTAGTTGTATTAACATACTTTCTAAGTTTCCTTACTACAGCACCAGAAGCAGTTGTTGTTGGTTTTGTTGTTCCTTCTGCTGCTCTACCGCCACCAGGATAAGAACTGTTACTAGCAGTATTCAAATACCACTGACCACCTGATTCAGTTGGAGCAGTTGTAAGTTGCATGATCTCCATGCTGGCAGTACCAACATTAACCATGATGAGATCACCAACACTGAATGCATCATTATTACCAGCAATAGGAATTTGTGTATCAGCAGCTGCGTATCCAGCAGAAACAGTAGTTATAGGTCCATTTGTCTGTAATGTCCACTTATCATATCTGTATGTCTGAATCTCACTAGATGTTGTATGAGCAATAGCAGTTGATCCCCAGTACTTACCAACAGCAAATACAGTACCTAAAGTAGTACCAATTAAGGTATCACCATTACAGATATTAACTTTAAATGTGTCACCATTAGGTGTGGAAAGTTTAAAGTGATCATCTAATGTTTCATCAAGACTTGGATACTGACCTGTAGTACCACCACAAGTACCAACCAAACTCAATGATCCATTGAATGTTGTTAGATTATTAGTTGCAGTAATATCACCAGTTACAGAGTCAATATCAAATACTGTCTTCTCAACTGAGGTACTGCAACCATTCTTAACCTTGAAGGACTTAGCAACCTGAGTTATAGCACTCTTAAGTTCAAAGATTTCACCGTCATCAAAGATACCATCAGCAGGAGTGGATGTATCTCTACGTGATAACATTACATAATCACCTGGAGAAGTAGCACTGACATAAGCAGGATCTGTACTATCTCTTCGTTGTGTTTGTCCTGTTAAATTACCACCAAATGTTGCTAGGTACACATTATCTTCTGTACCAGTAGCATCAATGTTAGCAGTGATCCATGTAGAATCATACTGCACAGTACACTTAAAGATAGCAGTTGTATCAGGATGATTATCCTTTGTAGTTTGAGCAGTAAAGAACGTCTTCCTTTCAACTACAATCCAGTATGGTGCAGTATTAACACTCTTCAATCCACCAACAGCAATCTCAACAAATTCAGCATGAGTAGTACCACTCTCATTAGTATCAATTAAGAGAGTATCACCTTCAGAATAATATAGATTACCTTGTGCATCAACAGGCTTTCTCTTCAATGGTAAGTAATATTGATTACCAGTTAGAGTTCCCCAACCTGTGCTAGCTGGTTCTGTCTGGAAGTTTGATCCACCCCAGTTACCAGTACCAGCAGTATCAACTGCATTATATGTACCATCAGTTGCTGTAGATGCGGCAGCAAGAACAGTAATAAGGTCTACATTCTTGTTGTAAAGATTATTACCAAGAACACCACTTGTATGAGATTCAATCTGTGTACCTGCCTGTGCTCTCAATCCAACGAAGGAGTAAGAAGCATAACCACCACAGAGGGTCATATCAGAATTGAAGGTTGAAGTACCATCAACAATAAAGTTATTCTTAACCTTAGTTGTACCACCCTGACCAGCAATTGTTATCTCAGAAGCAACCTCAGCAAAAGATATAATAGAAGGACCACCAGAGTTAGAGAAGAACTCAACCTTTCCAGAAGGACTTGTTAACTTAACCGTATCTGTTATTGCTCTTCTAGCACCAAGTACTGCATCACCATCCATCTTGAATGACTTAGCACCAATGCTAACAAATGAATCAGACTCAGTACTTGCATATGCACCACCAAGAGTTACCTTAGACTTATTAGCATTAGATCCATCAGGACTATCACCAATGGTAATCTCAGAATCGGTACTGGTATTACCAATCTTGATATTCTGTGAAGCAGTTGCTACGTTACCAATCTCAATATTCCTTGCAGAACCACCAAGTTTAAGTCCATTATCAGGACGTGCTCCAGATGTCAGACCTACAAAGCCTGTATCCATTGCAAGATTGAATGTTCCATCAGTAATAGTGGTTGTTACATCAGCAGCATTAGAACTACCAGCACCACCACCATTGATTGCAACATCCTTCTGGAATACAGCATTCTCAGTAACCTCAACAGTTCCCTTAACTGTCAATGCACTCTGCATTTCTGCTAGAGTTGTGTTAATACCAACCCTACCATTATTTGTAGTAGAAACTCTTAGTGTTGCTGCGTTAGCAGGAGTTGCACTATCACCACCAACCATGAACGCATGGTCTTGAGCAGTTAAGGTTCTTGCTGCTAATGTTGTATGAGCAGCAAAGTTCTCAATAGTCTTACCACTTATCCATGCAGTACCAACAACATCTAAGTTAGCAAGGGGATCAGTCGCAGTATTGACAAATCCAGTTGCATAATCAGCATGTGCAGCACGAGCAACAGTGTTAACACCTAACTTGTACTGACCAATTGTTTGTGTATCTGTTCTAATTGTTTGAGAACCAATTACACCCCATTCCTTCCAAGAAGAAGCAGCAACTTCTAATTTTGCACTAGCTGATTGTGTAGACCACTGATTAGTACCAGTTGCAATAATATCATTAATAGTAAAGGTAAGGGTATTTCCATTAGAAGTTAATCCAGTATTAACAATCCAAGTACCATTAAGTTTAGTATCACTGTAAGAAGCAATCCTAATCTCAAAACCAGCTTCAACACCACCAGTAACTGCATTGGCATTAGTAACACCAGACTTCCATGTAAGTGTAATAGTAGTGCTACCATTGAATGTTAGACTCTGTATATTACCAGTAGCGTCCTTATAATCATTAGATAGAATCCAACCAAGTGATCCACTAGATCCAACAAATGCACCCTTAAGCAGCATATCACCACTCTTAGGTCCACCAGCAGCACCATAAGAAACTACCTGAATTGCATCATAAGTAGCACCTTGATCAGGAGTTACATTGGATGCTAAGTTACCTGTTCCAGCAGAATGTGTAAGAATCTTATATCCTTGACCACCACCATCTGAACCACGTTGGTTCCACTCAAATATACCAGCAGAAACTTTGTTACCAGCAATTAGAATATTACCACGAGTGGCAGTATTCTTCTGCATATTTGTGGTATCAAGGGTAATATCATCCTTAGTATTAGATACGTTAGATACAACCTTTAATGAAGATAATACACCAACCGTAGGAATACCAAGAGTAGTATCTCTAACTGTAGGTGGAACATTAATAGTTACAGGTGAGTTAAATGTGCTTGTCTTATCACTATCCTCACCACCATTAACTGTAATATACTCATTGAATGTAACAGGAGTATCAAATGTAGTAACGAGGTTACCAATTGCATCATCTTCATCAGAAGAATCAACAAGTGTTGCAGACTCTAGGAATTCTTCCTCACCAGTGATAGCATCAATCTTGCGGTTACCAATGTATAGGTCACCATTAGAATTAAGACCAGTGTAGAATACTAAACCACCATTCTGCTTCTTAGACTGAGCATAGAAGTCTTGAATAGAAGTAAGTAGTACTTCCTGACGTGCAGGGAAACCAGTTGAGTAGTTACCTGGACCA